TACCTATATGCTCACAGACAGCTTTTTTGGTTTTGCCTTTTTTCAGCATCCAAATAGCTTGACGAATTTTTGCTTCAGGGATAGTAGGGGATTTTGCCATTCTTTACTCCATTTTTTACATTATAGGATAAAAGTAAGCATTTAGCAAGTACAGATTATTAATGGGTGATGAGATCGTCCTCTGTAAAATAAATATCATTTACTATATTCCGTATTAATCCCGTTTGTGTATAAACTATAGTAAATTGTTCTTGAAAAAATCTATTACTTCTATAAAGCTTTTCTACATATATAGAAGAAATATAAGACTCTAATAAATTTTCATACTCTTTCTCATCTGTTAAGCTCTTTGGATAAAAAGTTTCGATTAGTTTGTGAAAATAAGCCTTTTTGTCATCCATAGGCATACCTAATAGAAAATTAAGTGTATCTTCTTCTAATTCATTAAGTGTTAGGTCATTCATGTAGATATAAAAAAAGGGGATAGAATACCTATCCCCTTTTCCTTTCGTGATGGTAGCTTATTCAGCAACTGACTTTGGTGTATAGTCAGCACAAGCGAGTTTACGACGCGTAAGAACGGTCTTGACTCCGCGAACAGTTTTGTCAAAGTGATCAGCGATCTCTTCAACAGTCTGATCTAGCATATCCTCAATCCCCTCATAAGGATCGCTCTTAGAAGTCTTTTTATCGCGCTGAGTAGCACGGAGACCCATGCTGAGAAGTTTACCACGAATTGAATTAACAGTGCGACCAAGTGCTTCTGCAATTTCTTCCAGATAGGCATCATCGCCGACCATTGTTTCAATAGTAGCTTCTTCATCTTCAGAGAAAGTACGTGGTGTAACTTTCTTTTCAGCCGGTTTAACATGGGAAGTCATTTCTAGTGAAAGAGCTTTCCCGTTAATTTGCCGTGCGGTAAACTTACCGTCAGCAAAAGTAGCAGCAATTTCTTCTGCGGTATGAACACCAGAATTTTCCGACAAGAACTCGGAAAGAGCATCTGTTTCATCAGCAGAAAATACAGGTGCTGCACCTGGCTTTTTCGGAACGTCAAAGCCTAGCTTACGTAGCTTGGCAGTAACAGACCGACGTGGAAAACCAAAGTCTTCCATCAGCGTTTCGATAACTTCTTCGGTAACGCCAGATCCGGCTGCTTCATGCATTTCAGCAACCATTTCATCAGTGTATTCAAACTTACTCATGGATTATATCCCCTCGTTGATTAGATTTTAAAGTTTGCTCAAGAAGCTGTTGTCTTCTTGACTATGTAATGATTATAAGAGAAAAATGTATTTCAAGCAAGATGAATTTTACATTAGATTGTGTTTTTGCTTAAAATATATTAAACTTATTTTTGTACTTCTTTAGTTATGTTTAAGTCAGTTACGCATTTACAAGAAGTAAACGGGCATGATACATAAGATTTAGGAACTCTAAATGTTCTTTTATACATATTACCTAAAGATGTTTTAGTATTTAAGAAACATGCCGCAGGGAAAATATCTCCATTTTCTTTAATATGTAAATTTTCATGTCCTGCGTAACATTTCATACCTTTAAAATTATCTAGATTTTTAGAAATTAAATCTTGATGCGTAACGTACTTAATACTATCTGGATATGTGCATTTAATATATTTTTTTAATGATCCAGAATACTTTTTAATAGTCTTAATTTGAGATGGAGAATAAGAAAAACTATCTCCAAAAATTAATCCATTAACACTCATATTAGATAATATATGCGGTTTTGATCTAGGTAAATTTTCTAAAATGTATATAGCTTTTTCAAAGTGTGATTTATTAGGATGCATTGATATATTAGAAGTAATATTAAAATTGTTTTGTTGTAAATATTTAACTTTTTTAACAAACTCATAAGGATCGGCATATTCTGGATGGTAGGAAGCTTTTATATTTATTTTAGTATTGTTAAATGTTTTTTTAATAAAATCAAGTGTAAAACTTAAATTAGTTGTTACTTTGATATCAATACGTTCTTCTAAGTTATTAAACATATTAAAAATATTTTTATATAAAAATGGTTCTCCACCTAATATATTAATAATAATACTTTTATTTTGATAAAAACTAGTTACATAGTTTAAAGCATCACTAATACTTTTGGCAGGTTTATTGTTTAAAGGATGATTAACATCATGTGACTCACAATATGAACAATCATAATTACATCTAAAAGTAAGCATAAAGGCTATAGATAAGTCATGCTTTGTATCAGACTCTAACTTTAATAACATTAGATGTTACCGTTTAAAACATTCCCCATATTTTGCCAATAATCTACTATTGTAACACCATATTCAGAGGCTTTTTTATATTTAGAACTTGTTGTATCACCACCCGTAATAAGCGCATAACAATCTTTAGTAACTGTAGATGTTACTTTAAAGTTAAAGTTTTCTTCAAGATGTGATGCAAGTTCTCTGCGTGTCATATCCATTTTACCTGTAATACAAATTTTACGCACAGGTATATCAGCAATATCATCTGTAGTAATTTCTTCTGATAATTGTAAAGGAAGATTATACACCCAGTCTTCGTTTTCGTCGAGCCATGTTAGTACGCTTTGTACCATAACAGGGCCGACGCCTTTAATATCTTCATATCCAATATCTCGTAGATTCTTAAATTCTGGAATATGTGATACTATTAGTTTAGCAGCACGTTTGCCTACAGTATGTATACCAAAAGATGCTAATACAAGTGAATATGGTTTGGTCTTAGCACGTTCTATTTCTTCTGCTACTTTAGCACCATTCGCTCCTAATATATCCCAATTAGGATCATCAAATAAATCAGCGGGATGTACAAATCCCATCTTTTTAACCGATGCAGGTCCAAGCCCTTTTATCTCTAATGTTTTAATAAAATGTTCAACTACTTTAGATGTGTTAACTGAATCAGAAAATAATTTAGGACCATTTCTCTTTAGCTTATAGCCTAGCGTAGTTTCTGCATGTTCTTTAGTAATTTTTATTCCATGTGGTGAATGTTCGAGAACTCGTAGAAACTTAGGAATAACTCCACCAGCCCGCTCAATTTCAATTCTATCACCCAAACCAAGTTTATTATTTTGTATCTGTTCTATATTGTGTAAAGTGACACGCGTAATTGTAGCATCATCTAGTATTACAGGATCTACAACTCCCGTCGGAGATACCTGTCCTGTTCTACCTACTGTCCATAGTACATCTTTTAGTATAGTTTCAGCAGTTGTTTCCTCTCTGGTTTTTAGTGCAACTGCAAATCGTGGGTATTTAGAAGTATGCCCTAATGTTTTACATTTTCTCCAATCATTACAGCGATACACTACACCATCACATGGATATTCCCACGCCTCGTCCATCATAACAGTTAGAAAATTCATGTTCTCTAATATATCCATCTTTTTTAGATAGTTCATTTGCCATGATAGAATATCGTGTGCGATAAACTGTATATTTCTTTGACGAAATTCAAAAGGAGATTTTAGACCGAGCGCACCACTAACATAATTGCGAAAATTATCAACATCGTTGTCTGTAACACATTCGCCATTTATGACAACTTGCGCGTGGTCTGTAATGATTTTATTTGGTACATTGGAGATTTCTGCCGCCAGCGAGGTGACGTCATCGCCTCTATCTCCATTCCCTCGAGTGAGTGCCAAATGGAGTTTTCCATTTTTGTAAATAAGTGTAAGATTAGTGCCATCAATTTTTGGCGTGCGTACATCCATAAAGGATTCGATTTCTGATTTTTCATATACTTTTCTTAGAGAATAAAGGGCATAAGGATGACGTATTTTACCAGCAGCTCCACCTACTTTTAAAGTTGGCGAATCAGAGTCTCGCCATCCTTGAGCTGTTTCCATTTTTTCAAGCTGTTCATAAGCTTCATCCCACTCCGCATCGGAGATGCGTGACGTTGATAAGTCATAATAATTTCGGGAGTGCTCAAGAACGTAGTTCTTTAACTGTGGGTAGTTCATGCCTTAATCCTGTGTTATTCCCTTAATGTAGCATAATTGAAGGGCAATGGCAAGATATTTTTTAATTAGTTTTAAGCCCTTGTATTAAGTCTTTTAGATACCATTCAGCTTTTTCTAAGTCTTGTCTCTGTAAATTCTTGTCTTTATGTTTTAAATTATAACGTGTAACATATTTAATTACATTACCTTGTGCATAAGACATATCCCAAGATTTAATATAATCATTTGTTTCTATGCCTTTATTATAGTGTGGAGGATGATTAACTGCATCTTCTTTTTTAACTATAGGTTTACCCCATAGTTCTGCGGGTACATCTTCTCTAACAGGATAGACATCTCCATTCCTTTCTTCCCCCATTTTACGCACTATAAATTGATCCCAGCTTTCATTAGGCTGTCTATCATATATGCGTCTACTCATTAAGTTTATCCTTTATAGCTGTTAGTAGTTTAAAAAGATTTTCTTTTTTATTAAGATTAGTTCCTTCGATTGTGATATTAAGAATTTCTTCAAGATCTCTCAACATTACTTTAACTGTTTGACCTTTATCCTCTTCATTAATCTCAGGTTTTTCATATATTTTTAATTGAACAAGTTTACTTATAACACTACGATACCCTTTTCCAAAGTGTTTGGCAAGATCATGTACGTCTTTTTTGCCATCATTAGTATACAGTGAAATTAATTCATTTTCCTGTTCATCGCTCCAAGCTTTAACGCTCATTTATTTCTCCAAATTCAAACTCAAATTGAGTAGAGTGCACGAATCTTCTACTTACTTCTTTAGCAGCATCTTCTAGGAGGGGTAGTAAAGAACAAACTTCATCTGCTGGTAGTGCAAAACCACTCTTGGTGGGGAACCATTGTCCGGTATCCCCATCCATTGCATATTCTCTGATATGCAAATATAGATTATCTCTAAATTCGTTTACGGTAACTTTAACGGCGTTTCCATTATTTTTATGAAACGCCGTTCCGTAATCTTTATCCATTACTTAGTTTCTACAGTTGTATCCGTTTCAGTAGCAACCATCGTTACTTTTTCTGCTGGTTTTTCTGAAGAATCTGATTTCCACATCATTATATGCTCTTCTATTGAGGCTCCAGAAATACCATTAATTTTTAAATAGTTTCTAAGTTCGCCTTCTTCTTTAAATATTTTAAGTTTATCCACACTGATTTTCATTTATGTACTCCTTAATAGTCCTACCCTCTACAGGTAAATTTAAATAATCTTTTCCCATAATATAAATATTATTATCTCTATTATTTATTTGGTTTAACCATTCATTATAACAATTTTCTACGCCTTGTAAACCTCTTAAGTAATGTGCATTAACTGTATGAAATGCATTACTCCACCATATAATTTGTGTTTCTTCATTTGAGATTTTTGATGTTAGTTTTTCAGGATTAACACAAATATCACAATGAATATAAGTATGTTTTAGTTTTTTATAATTATCCCAATGATCTTTAAGCTCTTTAGCCGACCCCCATGATTTTAATTCTTTTTCCCATAAATCTTCATAAGTTTCATTTTCTGTTTGTGTACCAGCAGTTTCGTTTATTGAATACTTTGATTTAGCCCATCTTAAAAAATCTGGATAATCTTCACCGTCCCAATGTTCACGTAGTAGTTTTTTAAAAGCTAGAGCTTGTTTACTATAATCATAAAAAACTATTTCTGTAGTATCTTTAAAACCAAATTTATTTAAAATAAAATTTGGTTTAAATGCTGCTGCAACAGAATAAAGTTTATCTATTGGTTTTTCAATAGACATATAATTAGTATCTAAATATAATTCAGTATTCCAAAAGAATACACAAGTCGGCGCAAAGCTAACTATATTATTTATCCAAGATAACTGATGTTGTAATTCTTCCGCACTTTTATTAGGATAAACATATTGTTTTTGTTCTCTTATTTTGGGATGAAAATTATATACGGTAATACCATTTTGTAAACTTGTATTAATAAAATTCCAGCCATCTACAAGAGGAGTACATGATAATGTTTCTTCTGTCGGTTTTAAAGATAAAGGAGTGTAATCATGGTGTATATCTCGAACATGTCTTTTAGCTTTTGCTAATATAGCTGTACCCGAAATATTTTTAACACCATATACAGGTTTATCAAATTTTTTATAGTAATCTAAATTAACAAGTATACATTGTTTGTGTAATCCATAATATCCATTTCCTGGAGTATGTGCAGAGTTAGGATTCTGCTTATCCATAATGTGCCCAGTTATGAAAAAATTATGAGTTTCCATCCATCTTTCAAGTAATTCAAAAAAATATGCTTCTTTGATTAAATGTCCTACACATTGAATAATACAGTATTTTACATTTTCTTTTAATGCTTTATCTAATATTTCATTAACAGAAGTACCTGATAAAATTTTTCCAAAGTATTTAAATCTAGTAAAAAATTCAGTTAATTCTTTTGATTTTTGTGCTGCGGTTGCATTAGGTATTACAGAAGAATCATCAAGTATAGCTACTATATAATTTTTATTAATACCCATTTTTCGTATAACTTTTTTCAACTAACTCTTTCCATTTTTTATTAGATCCATAATTACCGTGAACAATTATGTGATACCTATCTTCATGACTTTTATTATAGTAAGCATGTGTATTCCCAACATCAAGTAAGTATGCTTCACCCTGTTTAAAGGGCACAGTGCCATGTCCTACCATTTTCATAAGACATCCTTTTGGATGATTTAATGCTATATTAACAGGAGATAGCTTATGTTCTTGCATATCATTATGAGGAGCTATATATCCTCCTGGCTTAAGTAACATAAATCTTAATCTATAATAGTTGTCACAAGGATAAGTATTTTTAAAAAAATTTGTTGTTACTGGACACTTAGAAGAGATTTCAGTCCATCTATAGGGAGTTTCCCTGTTAGAGCCATATCCATATGAAGAAAAGTGATTAGTATGATTATGAGATATACCATGAATAGATAAACTAGCCCAACCTTTGTGTCTATATCCATGAATTTGTTCTTCTGCCCGATGTTCGACAAAGTATTTTCGGATATTTTTTGCTTCATTTAACATTTCCTCAAATGGAAATTCTATATCAAGTTTAAGCCAAGGGAGCTTACTTTCTTTTACAATCCAATTAAAAGTTGCCATTCCATAAGTCCAAATCAAAACTAAAACTAGTTCCACATCCACAACTTTGTTTTGCACCTGGATTATCCACTACTAAAGATTGCCCAAATCCTTTATCTGAAACATCAATAACTGACCCATAAAGATATTTAAGACTAACAGAGTCTATAACGGCTTTTGGAGACTCACAAAACATTACATCTTCTTCTTTTAATTCTGTATCTTCATCCATTAGATAGTTAAATCCAGAACAACCTCCACCGGATACTCCAAATCTAAAATAAGAATCTTTTTCTTGTAAAGTTTGTTGAATAAATATTTTTGCTTTGTTAGTAAGTGTTGGTAGTTGCCCATGAACTTCTTCATTTATTTCAGGGGCATGAAAATGGAAATCTCGTAAAATTTTTTCTTCAAGAGAATTTTTAAGATTGTATACACTCTCCGACATTTAAAATCACCTCCTTATATAACATAATCTTTATATATCTCCATTGCTTCGTCCCAATAGATGTCACGACCATTTGATCTTCCGGGAATAAAACAAAGTGTCCAACGTCCAGCATGTGGAGGGCTATACGTATCATGTAGCTGTCCTACATTTACAAGACTTGGACGATTAGTATTTGCTTCGTATACTAATGTACACTCATCTCTATTTGCAAGAACATTAGTATGTTCTCTATCACTAAACTCATTTGCTGTTGTTAAATCTATATCATTATAAAGCATTTGTTTAGCAGTTTCTTTATCTGTTACTACTTGTGTATTATTAGATTGCCACCATCTAATTCGACCTTCTTCTGGACCATATGTAATATTAATTTTTACATGATTGTCTAGTGTTACATAGTCTGCATGTACAGGTAAAGATGTGCCAGCAGGCGTCCAAAATACTTCTGTGTGATTAATTATTAATCCTAAGTCTTTATGAAATTCATCAACAAGAGGATCTCTATAAGGATTAATATCATGATGTTTCATTTCTGTTGGTTCTGTATCAAACATCGGATGTTTTGTAATTTCAAATGGTAAATTTAAATATCTATGATAAATATTCTCCATTTAAAATCACTTCCTTATATAATATAATCTTTATATATCTCTAATGCTTCTTGAAAAGTTATATATTCACCATTTCTAATTTTATTACTTACGGGAATAAAACACAAAGTCCACCTTCCTTCTGTTGGATGCGGATTATAAGTTGAATGTAATTCCCCTACGTTTATTAAACTAACTTTATTAGTATTAGCCGTATATACTAATGTGCAATCTTCTTCTCTACCTAATGCAAGTGTGTGTTTTTCTGTAGGCACATTTGTCCAATTTTCATTTCCTTGATACTTATTAATTAGTCTCTCTGCTTGTTCATTATCATAAGCTAAAACTTCCTCATTGGAAGTCCACCATTTAACAACTCCTTCTTCAGGACCCCAAGTTATATTAATTTTTGCTCTACTATCAACTTGTTTATTATCAGTATGTATTGGTACTTCACCCCCATTTGGTGGTGTATAAAATAGTTCTGTGTGTTGAGTATAAATTCCTAACTGTTCATGTAGAGCTTCTAGTGATTTATCCCTGTAGGGATTAATTACAATATGTCGTACATTATCTGGAATAGTATTCATTAAATGATGCTTTTGAATTTCAAATGGGAAATTCAAATATCTATGATATATATTTTCCATTTTATTTATTCCTTTGAATGTACTCACATTCTGCTACATTTAGTATTACTTCTTCGTATTTTTTACACACATTTTTCCATGTATTTTCAAGTGTAACATTTTTTACTGAGTTTAGCAATTCAGTTTTTTCATGATGGTGATAAACACCTTGTACCATCTGGCTTACGTGTTGCGTAATTGGTTCATGCATAAACGTATGTGTACTCATTAAAGAAGTAGAATCACCAGGTTTTAAAGCAAATAACTCTGGATTAGTAATATCTACACTTAATTGATTTGTTTCAAATCTTGCACCAATTTCTTCTGGTATAAATTCAGTATGAGGGCCAACATTAGGTAAAAATGGAAAACAACCACAAGCTACAGCTTCTTGAATATGCATACCAAAACCTTCTGCTCTATAAGGATGGATTACAAATTTGCTATTTTTATAGATGCTAGCCATCTCAAGATCTGTTAATTGATCATCCATATAAATAATTTCTGCACATTGTGTCTTATATTCCATTTTTAATATTTCATTTAATAGATTATTTACACCATATACGCTTGGATTATCTTTTACAATTAAGGTTGCTTTATCAAATCTTTTAACGGCTTCTTTCCAAGCATTTAAAAGTATATCTACACCTTTTCTCCATTGACCGTTTCCTACAAATACAAAATTATACCTTTCAGGATCAATTCCTGGATAAGGATCAACAGGGTCTAGATTAAAAATACTCTCATCATATCCATTTGGAATCGTTATAATTTTATCAGGGTTCATACCGCCTGTTAAAAAAACTTGTTTTTCATAATCAGATGGAACACATAACATATCAGCGAAATTTTCAAAACGATATTGCCATTCAAATGGTACTTTAGGAAACTCCCAAGGTTGAATAAATACAATTTTAGTTTTAGGATTTGTAGGCCAATTCCATATAGGTGGATAAGAATGTCTTATTTGAACATCAATCTCATCTTTAGTATCATCTTTTTCTGCCAAAGATTTTATCTTTTGTAAAGTTTTAATATCTACCCTATATTCTGGATTAATTTCATCTAAAGGGGTTATAAAAAGATTTATTTTTTCACAATCTTTAAAATATAAAGCTAATTGCCTATTTATTATTGATAGAGAATGATTATCATAAAATTTTCCTAATATTTCTACGTTTATCATTAGTATGCCCCATTTTTATGCTGATAGTAATAGTCTTCAAGCTCTGCTGTTCTTACTGCAAATAATGCTGGCCATTGAGCTTCTCCTAGACCTGATGTTTTAAAATTTCTCAATTCAGTAAAGTTATTTAAAGTTACCTGATTCCAAAGATCATAGAAAGGATCTTCCTCAACGATATCAGAGTGTCCTATATTGTGAATTTTTTTATGTAAATCATCTTTCTCACGACATAGACTATAGTGAAGTGTAATAAGGGGACTTAAAATTCTTCCCATACCAAATTGACTTTTATCCGTCCATCTAGCATAGGTAAAGGTACTATTTTTATGTGTAATAAATCCTTGATTTTCTCCAAAAAAAGGAGTTCCATCTAGATTTGAGATAACTAAAGTAGTATCATCAATTTCTTTATAAGGAGTAGCCCAAGTCATACAGATATCATAATTGTGAAAATATCTTTCAGTAAGTGGGACAAAATCTATAAAAAATGATTTAGGATCGAGAAGTATTTCATCAGCATCAATGCTAACTATCATTTCATTTGAACATTGTTCTTTTAAAAAATTTCGTTCATAGTTATCGTTTTCAATGGCAATATCACTTTTGTGAAAATTTTCTTCAATTATTGAAATTTTATTTTGTTTATCAATTTTATTTAAATTTTCCCAAAGTTTTCCTTCTTCAAAAGTAAAAGGATTATTGCTCCAAGTGATTCTATCTTTATCAAGTCCTAGAATGATTTCGTCCACATAATCATAGTATCTTTCAATACTACGAGGTAATAGATGAGCATCATAACTAATTAAACTAATTGCACTTTTCTTAATCATTTTTTGCGAAAGCCTTTTTTCTAAATCCATAAATTGCAATACCACTATAATATCCAAAGGAATCTGCACTTCCTGATGATATTCTCTGGTGTTTAAATTCTGTAACTAATCTATCAGAGTATTGTTCTACTTTTTGTTCAAGCACAGGGGCGACTTCTTCATGTGAATACATTGAAAATACAACTACACATTGCCTAGAAAAAGCGTTAAATACTTTCTTAAAAAAGATATCATATATATCAGCCGTAACTGGTTCAATATCAAAAAATATAACATCAAATTTTTGTTGCGATGACCAAGATACATCAGCAAAATTTGATTCAATAATTTTAATATTTTCAGAATTTACGTCATCAACAAATTGATATTTTTGAAGAACATCGTACATGTGTGAACGCATATTAGGCCAACCTTCTTCCATGTACTTTTTTGGCTCTCTATAATCGAAAGTAAAATCTTCTACCCCTACTGCTTCTGTGTTTTTATTACCGTATATAGCAGATACTAGGGTAGAGGCCTTATATACTCCAAGCTCTAAATATCTTGTCCCATCTTTAGCACAAATATTATTAAGAAAACTTTTTAATTTTATTGATGACTGTCCGTGAAGTTCTCTTTCACTATCTGTTAATTTTGATTTTTCTGCATCAGACATTTTTAAACATGCTTTGACATACTCATCACTAAGTTTAGGCATTGTTGGTACTCCTCATTATAAGTTGATCAATTGCATAGAAAGGAATCGTGAATAAAAGCATAAAGAGCGATGATAAAATGATACCACAAATAAAAGGCATTAATATTATTAGCCAAAGCACTGCACACATAGTTGTTAAAATTCCAACTTTACTTTTTTGTTTAATATCCAAGGCTTTCTGCAAATTTTCTTTTGTAACAAATACTTTATCAGTCATTTATTTTCTCGTCAAGCGTTTTATAGAATTGAGAATCTTTCCATTTATTTCTAAGTGTATCTAAATTTCTCATTTCAGCTTTAGTTTTAGCTTCATCATTAGCTTTAATAATTTTATTATCCCTACTTTCATGATGCATTAACCTTACAGGTATTTGATAAATTTTAAAACCATTTTCTCTAGCACGTAAACAGTAGTCAACATCTCTATTATATGTCCATTCATATTCTGGGGAAAAATTACCAAGTTTATTAAATACTTCTCTTCGTATATATAAACCACCAAAAGTAGTCCATGCTACTTCTCTAACACAATCGTATTGTCCTGTATCAACCTCTAAATCATCTTTAAATTTACCATGAGTTTCAAGAACTAACCCACTACCGAAATGATCAGGAGAGTTATCTGTAAACTTTCCTCCTGCTGATTGTATGAAAAAGTTATTTTCTGCATCTCTAGCAGGATATAGCAGTAAACATCCGAACATTCCTGCTTCAGGATATTTGTCAACATAACTTAATACTGAAGTAAACCACTCATTAGTATCATCCCCTTCACAGGGAAACATATCTGCATGTAATATAAAAATATCATCTTCTGAAAATTTATTCCAAAGTTTTTGATACATCATATCAGAGCCTATACGGGAATGATCCATCTCAAAATGTATAGGTAGATTCCACATTGCGGCTCTTAAAGGTTTTACATCTGTTTCATTTACAAAAGGGCATATAATTTTTACACTCATATTAATTTATCCGTCCATGTTTTTGGTGTATTTTCTTTAACAAATTCTAACTCTAAATGGTATTCAAAAGGTTTACCATTATTACCTACCTCGCTTTTAATCCAAGACACCATTTCATGAATTGTTACATCGGTAGTTATATCTGTATTATAATTAAATTCTTTCATTATTTTATTACTTGAGCAAAATGCGTTTTTAACTTCAGCAGGCCTATCTGGAAAGTGTTTAATTCTAGGATAAAAATTACAATGATGACCAACTTTATAGGCTAAATCTTTAATAGATATTTCATTCTCATGAGGCCCGATATTATAGACTTGTCCACATATATCTCTTTCAGAATCTATCATAGTAATAACAGCTCTAATACAATCTCGCACATTACTAAAACTTCTTTTTTGTTCACCATCGCCGTATATTATAATTTCTTTATTTTGTAGACAACGATTAATCATGATACCTACTACATTTCTAAAAGGATCATAATATCTTTGCCCAACTCCAATTACATTATGCGGAACTAGTGTAACATAATTTAATCCGTGTAATTTATGTAATAATTCTAACTGTTCTTCTGCTTGCACTTTTGAGAGTCCATACGGATCTTCTGGGGATCTAGGCATATCTTCTGTAAAAGGTGGAGTTTGCGCCCCATATCTTGCCATTGAGCTACAGTTTATTAATAGTCTCGTATTATTATGTAAACAAGCACTGGCTACATTAGCAGTACCATGTACAATACTTTGTGCCACCATACCGGGACTAAAAACAGATAATCCCTCATAAGGGAGAGCAGCAGCGTGAAATACTACATCTGCACCTTTCATAGCATCTTTAAGTTTGTCATAATCTATAATGTCTATATTATAAAAATCTATATAATCATATGGAACATTAGACTCTATTCCACCTATAAAATTATCACAACCTGATACGTTATAACTTCCATTAACTAATAATCGTTTAGCTAATGTTGATCCTAAAAGTCCAGCAATTCCTGTTATAAAAATATTTTCTACCATGTGTATATACCTTTGTAATGCTTAACTATATGTTCTATTTCTTTATCAAATATTTTTTTAGGACTCCATCCATACTGTTTAAGATGGTTACAACTAATTGAATATCTTATATCTTGTCCAGGTCTTTCATAATTAAGATCTACATATTTTTCATAGTCAGGCACGTTTACCTTTGCTCTGCCCATAAAATAACAATTTATAATTTTTTGAACTGTTGTATAATTATTTTGTTCAAATTCAGAAGATATATTATAAACTCTATTCCTATCTGCTTTTTCAAATAAAAGCATCATAGCATCTATAGTATCTTCTGCGTGAGTCCAAGTTCTAATTGGTCTCCCTCTATTGTGTAGTTTTATTAATTTATTTTCTCTTAATCTTTTCACAGATAGTGGAATTAGTTTTTCGTGATATTGAAAAATACCGTAGTTATTTGATGGTCTAACAATAATATATTCTAATCCATGTGTTCTTGCCCATGCCTGAATTAACAAATCTGCGGAAGCTTTGGTAGCCGCATATGGATTACTTGGATTAAGTTGAGCGTTTTCATCAAAATAACCTTCTTCTTTATCACCATATACTTCATCAGTAGACACATGAAAAAATAAAGGTTTATCAAAAGAACTTAAAGTACAGTCAATTATCTGTAATAAATTACGAACTCCATCAATATTACTTTTAATAAATTTTTTAGAATCATAAAAACTATTTTCTACATGACTTTCTGCTGCTAAGTTAAAAATAACATCACATTGCGGTATTCTTTTAATTTTTGTTATATCATCTTCAATAAACTTATATTTTGAAGGAAAACTTTCTGTAAAATAAAGAAGCTGTTCTTGATTTGCTACATATGTGTGTTTATCAATTCCATAGACATACCAACCATTTTCTAAAAGTTTTTTTACTAAATGATTACCTATGAATCCCCAACAACCTGTAACAACTGCTGTTTTAGTCATATGTTATATCTCCATGAACAGGATAGCATAAAATCCTATCATAAATTACATTAGAGTTAGGAAAGGCAGGGTCATTAAAACGTAAAGGTTTATAATATTTTTTAGAGACAACATGATCAAATGATGATACGGGATTTTCCTCGTCATATACCCAAGGCAGTACGAACGGTAAAAAATTTTCATCGGAGTGATTAGGATAAGGCCTACCTTTTTTTTCTAAAACTAATTTATAATGAGCTTTATAATAATTTTCTAAATATGTTTCCATCATATTATTAATATCAAATTGATCCCACCATTGTAATATTCCAGCTGCAGAAATTTCACTCATTTTAAAGTTACTACTTCTTTCATCAAATTGATGATCATCATCATAACCAAAATTTATAGCTTGCCTAACAGATTTTTCAAACGCCCTATCAACAATAGCTAAACCACCTTCACCAAAACCAATAGGTTTAGTATGGTGTAGTGATATAAAGGACGCATGTCCATAATTACAGCTATTATACTCTTTGTAAAAACTATACGGTGTAGCAGCATTATCAAAAATTATGTATTTATCTAATTTTGTTGCTTGCTCTGTAATATATTCAATATTTTGAAGATGACCAAAACAGTTTGTGACTATTACTATTTTGCCGTAATTAATTAAAAAACTATCACGCATTTCAATATTAAGATCGCCATCAAAATCAACTACTATTGGACCTCCACAAGGGCCTAATGATGCAGATGGAAAGGTAAAATTTTGTGTGGTAACTCTATGGTTCTTACTGTCATGCCTACGCATACCATAAACTATAGCGTGTAAAGCTGAAGTACCTGAATTTGTTGCAATAACAGCCTTCGTACCATCTATCTTTAAAAGATGTCTAGCTCTTTCTTCAAGTTCTTGAACAGCCCACCCATAATTTGACCATTGATTAGTTTTTACAGCTTCTTGTAAATATTCTTTAAATTTTACATAATCATATGGTTTTGATTGTATAAAGTTACTCATCAAATACACTTATCCCCGCATCTTTTATTTCCTCTAAAGGAGCTTTAATTAATACAGTGAGACCTTGACATAAATTTTCACAGTGTAAAACACGCCACTGAGTGTTTTCGTTTAAAAATTCATTTATGGCAGGAATAAGTTCCCCACCATATCTTGAAGTATCATGAAATGCTAAAAATTTACCAGCCTTATTTGCATGTAATTTTATTTCTTGAGACAATTGTTCATATGTATGATCTGTATCAAAAAAGATAGTATCACAATTTGGTATTTCTGTTTCAAGAGTATTTACATGGTAAAACTTCCAGTCTACTCCATTTTCTTTAGCTATATCCTTAATTTCATCAATATCTATACCATATTCTTTAGGATGCACAATATCATAAGAGTATAAAATATGAAAACAATTTTCAACAAGTTTATTTCTTTCAGGATTAACAGTTACAAATCTTTCAGGTCTCCCTGCTAATCCTGCCATAAGTGCCCAAGTTGATACTACCTCTCTTATACCTAGTTCTACTACTATATTTGAATCCATACATATGGACTTCAACATATCAAAATGTTGATGCATATCATTTTTTTTATTATTTATATGAAACTGCCATTTTTCTTCCAGTCTTTTACTGTTCATGTGACATAGCCCATTTAAATATCTCTTCCCAGTTTACATATGGAGAGATATAGCCCTCTTGAAAATGACAAGCTAGACCTGGTATAGGACATAACGCATTAACTTGGCTAAAAGCTTTCCATGTCCATCCATCATCACAAAATACAGATCCTCTCATAACATCTAACTTAAATCTCATCCATGTTTGTTTATCCGCCATCATGGTAAAAGTAGCACTAGGAACAGAACGTAAATGTATACCTGGTCCAAGAATTACTTCTGCTTTTCTATTAGTATCAAGAGTGTATCTATCGGGATAATCATAGGGAAGAAAAAATCCTTTATACCCATTTAGATATAATTGTTTTGCCACTTGTAAAGCACCAGGCCTATGAAGATAATCATCTTCACATAAATAAAATACATCATCGTCTTTACCAGCTTCTATTTCTTCATAAAAAAGTTCAAAAAGAGCAAGGGAACAATTAATTCTAACAGGGTGTAAATCAGGAAATGGATGACTTTCAAAGCCGGGACAATAACTTAAAGGAGGAACCTCTTTAAACTCAAAATCTTCTGTTTTAAGTTGATCAGCCATCCATGTTACAGTTTTTGCACTTACTGCATCACAAAAAATTCTGATACGATCTTCGTTAGTAATTCCTGAATTATTAACTGATAACCATACTGCTCTAAGAATATCCTCTTTTGTGTGAGTGCCTATTCTATACGATTCTTTAGTAATATCTTCATTTGTACTACCAGCACTTTTAGCTGATTCATTAGCTCTAAAATATAAATTAAATTTCATGGTTTATCTGTTATAATTCCGCTTTGAAAAAATTTTCTATCTGACATATTATCAAACACTACTTCACCTGCACTCACTGTATTATCATTGCCCATTGAGATTTTTGTTACTACTACAGAACTAGATGCTAATACATTATTGTCACCCATAGATGAATCTCCTAATATCTGTGACTGTGGTAGTAATACATTGTTAAAACCTAATTTTACATTGTGATGAACAATAGATGCAGCGTTCATAAGATTAAAATTTCCTATTTCTGCATTAGCCCTTACAAGTGTATTCCATAAAAATACATTACCAATACCATAAGATGCTAATGGTGAGATATTAGCTGAGTCAGACCATACGTTGGGAAAATATTCTTCATTTACAGGATATTTTTTAGTAAATATCTCTATAAATTTTTGTCTCCATTTTTTAACACCAGTCGCTAGAATAAAACATGCATCTTTAGGATATTCAAAACCTTTTTCATTATTTTCTAAATCAATTAATATGGCGTTATCTAATTTAGAAATATAGATATACCCGCTAAAAAGTCCGTGATCTGAGGCGTTTCCTTGTAAAAATACTTCTGAGTATACCTCTTGTGCAAAGTTACCTGCACCTAAAATATAAATTGGTTTCATCTGTAAGTATCCAGGCTGAATGTGGTTCCAATCATGTGGTATATATCCACATCTTAATTTGAATTATATACTAAAACTTCTGGATCATCAACTAAAAAATTACAGTTTCTACAATACTCGATATTATCAAAATGATTTTTTCTGTGAATGTTATTATCTTAACTGTATCTGTTGAAAATTGCTCCATCTTTATAGATAAATTCTTCTGTTTTTGTAATTTCTAATAGTTTTTTATAAGATTTTATTCTATATTTATCATTGTATATATTTTTCGTAATTACTATACAAGGAACTTTATTTTGTTTTAATTTTAATAAAGCTAAATACCTAGACCCACCTACTAATATATCATATCTAGATGGATTAATCTCTTTTACAATTAAAGGTTTTCGTAATCCATGTTTTTTAATATTGTTATAAACAGCATTATAGTATTCAGGATTAACATTTTGAAGAAGAAAGTTTATATATAAATTTTTAATGGGTATGTTTAATAAATAAAATTTTTCCATTTCATTTTTCAAAATACTTTTTAAAATAATTTATTGTAACTCTAGTTGTTTTATCCCAATGCCCATAACTATGCCAAGTAATACCGTCTCTGCCAGCAAAAGCAAAAGCTCTATTAGGTTTCCAGACTATTTGTTTTTTAAGTTTTTGGGAGTTATTAAATAGAAATGTGCCATTAGAATATCGTGGAGCTAAATATACTACTACAGATAAAATTTTATATATGGCTTCATCGTGTATTTCATAATAAAATTGATCTGTGCAGATATTAACTTCTGCCACACTCTCAAGATATTTATAAGGTCTGTGTTCTGGAAAATTTGTTTTAAGATATTCTTCTGTAAATATATTATCAAAATAATCTAATAATATTTTATCTTTTACTACTGTATGAGTATTTTGACGTTTTCTAAAAGATTGAAGATACTCTATACAATATGCATGAGTAGGCTCATCAAAAAAATTATCTATTACGTCATGTTTCCAAGGTTCAGTGTAAAGCATAATAAAAATACCACCAATTCTGTTGCTAGGCCGGTGGCCCGCCCCGAGAAATTAAGCGGCTAGCGCGTAATCCTCATATGCAAAGTTATCGTTTGCGTTTATTTAAGTTGACCTATTAGGCGGTCATCCCTGTCTCTCCAGTTACTTTTACTACACCTGTCGATCCTAGTTCGCCCCCATAATAAGCACACCGACCAGGCCTAGTTGAATAAGAGTTACGTTTTTACTTGCGCTACCAAGCAGGAGGCCTTGACTCTCTGTGCTTATGGTGGAGGCGTCGGGTACTGCCCCCGAGTCCAGTATGTCTATTTTGTTTCCTTCTTCGAGACACTATTCAATAAATAAGTCTTCTTCTATATCAAACATCTTTGGCATACCCTCACAGGTTCGCCAGTTAAAAACACGAAAACTATCTGCTTCCAGATCCCAAACTAATTCCATACCATCAGGATATTTTTGTTCTTGACCTGCTCCTTGTATTTTAGACGCAACAAAAGAAGTTGGCAAGTCATCAATTCTTGAAAACACCATAGTTCTATTTTCGCCATTCTTCTTTTTAAATACACCCTTATATGCTTTCATATTAATCTCCATAATTGATTATTTTAATTATAGGGAAAAAATAAGTTAAAAGCAATATATATTAAAGTTTATATACATTATCTGGTGATGCAGCGGCAAGTATTTTTCTAGTATGATCTGTCTTTAATCCTGTAATTTGTAATACCGCTCTTGAATAATTACTAGCATTAGCAGTTGCATGTGGGACATTAGGCCAATCAAAAATATGAGCTTCACCTGCTTTCCAATGACTGTAAATGTAATTACCATACATATAAAATTGACCAGGTTGCCAGTCATCCAACATAATAGTAATACGAGCAACTCTCTCTGGATCATTAGGGCAACGATCCCATAGTTTATCAATGTGCATATTAAACATTTGCCCAGTCAACTGCACATGAGCACGTTTTTTTTCTTCACTATCTTCTAAACCAAAGTAATCCATCATCTTAGATAGTGTCGGGAAATTATTCCAATCTTGCACCATATTTGTTAATATGAGTTCTTTTGGGTTACCACCTCCTTGAATAATATCATACTCTTCTTGTAGTAACATAGGAGATGGTGTATCAATATAACCATAAAATTTTCTAGCACTCCAATTAATTGGGATACTAGCATTTATAAGAGCATTACGCTCCTTAGACCAATCTCCCTCAAATACTCCAAGTATATCAAACCAATCACCTATCCTATCTTTAATATTTTTATCAAAATGATATTCACTATGTGCAACAGTCCAATCCCAATTACTAGTATAATTATTTGGATCTGCTAACTTTTTATTCCAGTTTGTATTATGTCTCATTTACTTTTGGAAGGTTGTTTTTTATTTTTATAATAATTAGGTTTTTTTCTTTTCTTAAATTGGTTTCTTTCTTCTCTAAGGAATTTTAATTCAAGTTGTTTTTGTTTTTTTAACCAACGAGCACGGCCTGCTCTAGCCGCTTCTCGCTTCTTTTCACCTTTAGTTTTGTAATATTGATTATCTCTAATTTGCTTAAAAAACCCTTCTTCATGAAGTTTTTTATTAAGTATTCGATAAGCTTTATTTATATCGTTATTTCTTACAATCACTTTCATATCTACCAAATAGACTTCTCTTCAAGTTTTAGCGGATTTGAAGGGCACATTCCGCATATCCAATCTTCTTTTTTAAACAAAAATTTCTCCAATTCTAAATCAATACAGTTTGCAGATAACCCTTCATATTCAAGATAGGGTTTCCACTTATTATCATCTTTTAAGTTAAATTTTTTTAGAACATCATCTAAATAAGCAATTGGAGGACATTTCCATAAATTATACTTATAAAGTTGTAAACTATTTTTTACTATACATTGCTTAAAGCTTTCTTTGATATTATTATCATTATAAGGCTGCATAGTTGGTCCAGTGCCTTTATATGTAACAGTCCAATGAGGTTTATTATCTTTTGGATTGGTCTCATTTACTGTTCTAACTTCTACTTCTATATCCTTAACTTTATATAAACTTCTGAACCATGTTTTCTCTAGTAACTTAAAATTATATAGATTATTAAAATCATACAGTTGTTCTTTAAATTTGTCTAGATATTTTTGATCTTTTTTATTGTGCAGCGAAATAATTAATTTAATATTATTTTCATATAAACAATCGTATAACCAGTTAATATTTTTAGATAATAGTAACCCATTAGTAAAAAGTAATAGCTCAGTATCAGGAAAAAGTTTACGATAACTGTAACATATATCTTTTAATTCTTTATTAAGAAAAGGTTCTCCACCTACTAACTGTATTTTTCCAAACTTGACTCTTTCATGCCAAGGTTCCGCCCATTTTGTTAAGGTGCTATTACTAAAATGCTCGTGTATTCCATAGTTAGAATAGTGATTACAGCCAAAACACTGTAGCTGACACGAATTAGTAACATGAATATCTAATCGTTTATGTTTTGCCTCTATCATACAATTTTTTCAATCCTAGATTTTAAATCATCTATATCAATAAACTGATGACATGGAAGTTCAATTGCTCTTTCATACAATTGTTGAGCTTGTATTGAATTTACACAATTCGGTTCATATACGCCTTTTGCTAGAATCATCTGTGATTTTAATTTATCAAGTAGATTTTGTTTTTCATCTTTTTCTGGTAAAATTATAAAACGATGGAATATGTAATTTTCTCCAAGCAATGTTTTATAGGGAAGATTGTTAAGATAGAAAGTAGCAATTTCAACTTTTTTCTTTCGATAGGAGTATTGCTCAATTAATTCCATATCTTTACTTACCACAGCTGCTGCCACTGTATCTAAGTATGATTTTGTCCCAGCAGCATTACCATCTTTTCTATTAGAACAAATTGTTTTTAACCTTTTATATATACTTGAATTATTTGTTGCAATTGCGCCCCCAGCACCAAGTGTAGCAGGAGATTTAGTAAAATCAAATGAAAAACAAGTAATATCTGAATATGAACCTAATTTATATTTATATGGCTCATTCATAGTAAAAGATGGAGCTGCATCTTCTATAATATAAATTCCCATATCTTTACATACTCCAGAAATTTTAGAAATATCTACAATAGTGCCAAAATTATGTACTATTAAAACAGCTGTAGGCTTATATTTTAATATCATTTCAAATAGTAATTCTAAATTTATATTACCTGTTTCATCAATATCACAAAATTTTAAGTTACATCCTACAAATTCAGGAGCATTTACAATAGCTCTCCAGCCGTACGCAGGAACTATTACTGTATCACCTATATTACATAAAGCTTGAAAAGCAATTTGAAGAGAATCTGTACAACAATTAGTAAATAACCAATTAGTTATACCAGTATATTTTATACATTGTTTTTCTAATTTTTGGTGTACGGGAGAAGGGTCTCTACCATCTTCAGATTGAAAAGGATAATCCATAGCTTCTGACACAGCTTTGAGATATTCAATTTTATGTGTACCCATTCTTTGTTTATGGGGAATACAGGGAATTGCTTTTGGCATTAGCCATCTATACTAAGAAAAGAAGATCTCAACCATGATAATACTTCCTTGTCAGGAAATTTACCCGTTCTATGACCTACATAGTTGCCAGAACCATCTTGAACAATGTATAAAGGCAAATAACTAGTTTTATTTTTAGGTATTGGAGAAGCTTGGATCCTAGAATCATTTTCATCACCTAGTTCTATATCTAGTGATGGAATAGCATTTTTCATTGCCTGAAGCTGAATATTTATGTATGATGAATTATCGGAGTCAGCATAAGCAAAACCAATTAACTTATAGGCCATTGTTGTCTCTCACCTCATTGACAATTTCTTCTAAATTAGTTTCAAGAAGTTGTAATTTTTCTTCAATATCATGTAATTGTTGAGATAAATAGCGTATGTCCCCACCCAAATCATTTGCTAATTCCCTGACTTGACCGCTAATTTCCTTTATCTCAAAGCGCACATATTTTTCTGTTGCATACATAACTTAATAATAAAGAAAATAAAAATATTGTCAACAAAAAACTAGAAGCACATTAAAAACGATGTTGCATAATAACTCAAAAAAGGATAGAATATAATGAATCGACCAAGATTACCATTTGTAAAACAATACTTTATTGATTTATCAAATCAAGGTAACAAAGAAGCAGATGAACTAATATCAGAATATAATGACATTAAAGAAACAAACGGCGAATTTTTAGCTGGACGTTTTATAATTGAAGTGTATATTGAAACCCAAAAAACGTTAGAGGAAAGTTTTAATGCAAGGACCGTTTAACCACGCTATGAAACATGCTGAAGAACAAGAAAATGTTATAAAAAAAGAATTCATAGTTTATCGTAGAGTAGATGATAAAATATATATTACTAAAACTACAAGACGATATTTAGATAATATATGTGGTACAGAAAATGATTATATTGATTCTCACGAAACTACTGTATTATAGGAGTATACTATGCCTAAAAAGACAAAAGAAAGTAAATTACTTCGTGGCTACTCAGCTTGGTCAAGACTTAAAACAATTAAAGAAGCTGTGAATGTTTCTCGTTGGAATCCTTGGCTAGCCCATGAGTGGATGAATGAAGCTTGTAGGGGTATTTCTATCAATGATTATTTAATAATGGAAGAACATGATAAAGCTGCTGATATTATTAATCAAGGTTGGAACAACCGAACAAAATATCGTTTTTATAATCAAAAAGAGTTTTGGAACGGTCTTCCCCCAAAAATGATTAAAAAAATCATTCCAGATGATGAGTACGACATTGTTTCAAATGAAGAAGAGTAATTCAATTAATTTTCAACTTGCGCAAACTCAAATTTTGTGCTACTTTATAGGTGTTAAAACATGCGTTTTAAGATGACATCAAAAAATCCGTTTCGTAATTTCGTAAAAAATTTACGGCGAATTACAATTTCAGATATTACTGCTGAAGAAAAAGATACTTTGTATCATGATCTTTGGTATGAAATATCACCAAAACTTTCAGAAACAGAATTATATCTTAATTCTTCGCTAGCCTATGCTGAACGTTTTGATCATTGGAATTATCTTGGAAGGGACAGACATATTTATTCAATTGTTCCAGTAACTTCTTCTAGAAACCCTTATCTTACTCTCAAACGTGAGTTTGCAGATGCAATGGCTAGAACATCAAATGAACTCTTCGTCAGAAGTGTGTCTAAATCACTAATGTGGTTCTATGCTACCCCTTATCGGGATGACTGGGTCACGTAGTGACAAAGGAGGATAACGTGCATATACCAAAGAGTAGAGCTAAAAAATTAGTTTGGAAAGTTTTATCGTCAATGCCAATAGATGTATTTGATGACGATGAAGGTTCCATTTGGGAAAGCTCTAGTTATGAGCTTAATGACCCTCGACCAGGGGGAGACTACGAAGGGTCACGAGAAATTGGTGCAGCTAATCTTGTAAGCGCGTTTAATCTTTTACATCAAAAAATGTTAATTGCAGAGTTGTCTAATGATGATGGCTTTAGTGATTGCGGAGAAGAAGCACTAGATTTATTTAAAGATGTTATGGACGATTTTGAAAAAGAAAAATTAATTAGAAAACGTCCAGAGTATGTTCGTCAAACTTTTCAAGTTATAGAGGGATCAAATGCCACAACAAACTAATACTGAATTAAAACAAGAGTTTGAAAAAGTAGTAGATTTACTTATACAGATTGAATCTGCTCGTGAAGGAATATCATCTCGGCTTAAAGATATTAAAGCTGAATATGGTATAGAAATTCCTGTTGCACGTCGTGTAGCTAATGTTATGAGAAAAAACTCTCGCGCAGAAGAAGAAGAAAAGTGGAATGAGTTTAATGAGCTTTTAGATAGTGTTACATAAACTACTTATATTTTTACTTATAATTTTAACTATTGAAGTAATGATAACATTATGGCCTTTCTTTTTAGATGCCATGCTTGTTATGTATATTGACGGAATAATGCCTTTTTCCATTTGCACAGGAACAATTTAAATATGTATTTCAACAAAACCTCAACCGATTGGCGCATTTCTCAATGTTGTCAGTTTCACGATAAAACTTTAGCTAAGAAATTTAATTTTGGAACTACTACAAAAACCTATGCTCTAAAAGAGGGGGGTAAAAAACGTGTTCAAGAAAAAGCTCTACACAATGTTAACCGTTTGCATCTTATTCTTAAAGAATATTTTTCTAAACAGCCTAAAAATCTTCGTTCTTTCCGTATATCATCAGAAATGTTTCCATGCTATACTTTGGATTTCACTCAAGAGTGGTACGCAGAAATATGGGATGAAATTTGCTCGATTCTTAAATTAGCAGGAGAAGTAGCAAAAACACATGAAATACGTTTATCTGTTCATCCTGGACAGTATACTGTATTAGCTTCAGATAAGGCTCATGTAGTAGAAAATTCAATTAAAGATTTAGAATATCATGCTTTGTACGGTAGTTTAATGGGATTGCCCGCAGAAGATTTTTCTATGAATATACATCTTCAAGGATTGTATGGTGGAAAACATATTGATGGTATCAAACGTTTTGCTACAAATTTTCAATATCTATCAGACTATGCTCAAAAATGTCTTACAGTTGAGAATGAGGATAAACCTAATGGTTATGATATTGAGCATACTCTTGAACTCGCAAAAAGAATACCTACTAGAACTTGTCTAGATATTCATCATTATGCTTGCCATCGTATGACACAGAATGAAAAAGTAAAAAATTCTGAAGGTAAAGTTGTTAATAGAAAAATTAGAGATGATGTGAGACATATCACCGTTAATGATGATTTTTTTAAAGAAGCTGTAAAAACTTGGGGTGATGTTCGTCCGTTATTCCATAAATCACAATCTTTTCCTATTGATAACGAAGCTTATTGGATGAAGCCTAATGCTCATTCAGAAATATATCACGATGAAGAGTTAATGAGCAATGCTATACCAATGCTTGAATATGCTGATTTTGAGATTGAAGCAAAGCATAAAGAAGTAGCTGTTAATCATTTTTATGATTTTATTAATCTAGAAGAACATATGGCAGGCGAAGTTTTAACTCATAAAAGTTTCCCAAATTAATTCTGCAACTTCTAAATGAGATTTCGGTCCTGCATGAGAACCATCTGGAGCACGGTCATCATATTTCATTAAATCAAAATGTAACGGTATATGTCTGTCGGTAAGGTTGCAGAGATTAGGGTATAAGTGTGGAAAACAACATAAATGTATAACAGGTATATCATTGCGTTGACATAACAGTATTTGTTTTGATACTGCTCCTTCCCATAATTCTGTAACAATTTTTTCATCTGAGAAATATAACATACCTGCTGCATGCCACGCTGCTTGATGTTGTTTTTCATGTTTTCTTTTATTTCCTAAAATTTGTTCAGATAAGATCCAATTACGATAATATTTTTCATTTTCAACCACATGATTTGCAATTATAAATCCTTGCCAATGATTACGTCTAAAGTCCCATACTTTCCAACGATATTCATTAGTATGTCCAATAAGAATCAAATCAGGTTTTAACTTGACAGCTTCTTCAACTTGGTTTAAAATGAGATACTCAGATGCACCACTTTGTGCAAGATTAGTTATTGATGAATTAAGTTTTTTAGCTAATATATGAGCATATACTTGGTCTTGCTGTTTAAGACCTTCTCCCTGTGTAAAGGAATCGCCACAAGCTACTATGAGCATTGAAGATATTTTTGTTGTTGGAAATTCTTGGTCAATTCCAAGTGATGAAGCACCAAATCCTGCATTTAATCTATTAAACCTTACTAATCGTTGGGAGCATCCTGGTATAACCCTTGATGCACAAGCTGAGTATATCATATCAAATAAACTTGTCAAGGCTTTTAAGACAATTTGGCTAGTTGGGCATCATCATCGTGCAGACCCACATGGAGATGGAAAATATTTAATTCCATATGATTGGGGAGAAGGTAATGTATGGGGTAAAGTAACTAGAGATGTTTGGTTTAAGAAATTTACTAAGATGTCTTGGTATTGGAGAACCAACGCACTATTTATAAAATCAGTTTTAAATGAGTGTACACCAGATAATTTATTACTTATTCCTATATATCGACCAAATATATTAGAGCATGACTTTCTTAAAGATAATCCTTGCATATGGTGGGAATATATGCGAGACTATGCTAAGGATCATCCTGATGGTAGAGGTCATACTAATCAAATTGGTCACACACTATTTGCAATGAAATTAAGGGAAGAGATTGAAAATAGATGGAAGATTTCATTGACAGTGTCTGGGTAGACGCAATTGAGATTGGTTTTAATAAGACCATTGCAAAAAACTCAGAAAGAATTGTTAAAGAGTGCGACAAGAATGTTAAGTATTTTGGTAGTCAATGGTATGCAGAATTTGCAGGATACAAAGCTATTCTATTAAAACCTGGAGAAGGTTATGAGTGGCATTTTGATAATATGGATTACGCTAAAGGTATTCTTAGCTGTCCCCGTCCTGAACGATTTTGGAGCGAACTTATATACTTAACTACAGGTAAACCTTTTGAGATTGGCGATTGGAATCCTGATGGAGAAAGAGTAGAACAAACTGATTATAGTGCGCCAGAACCAAAAAAAATTATAGCTAGAATATATCCTGAACCAGGAAAAACAGTTATATTCCCTTGTTTTATGGTTCATAGAATACAACCTATTGTTGATAATAGACGTTGGGCAATAGTTACTTTTATTGATAATCCTAACTATAGAAACATGAATAAAAAAATGTTACAATCTGTATATAAAAGGTATTTTAATGAATATAATAGGAATTAGCGCATATCATCATGACTCTGCTGCTGCTTATATTAAGGATAGGTATATCCATTCAGCTTCTCATGAAGAGCGATTTTCTAGAGTTAAGTATGATAAAAGATTTCCAGAAAGAACTTTAAGATGGATGCGAAAACAACAAGAACAAATTGACGGTGTTGTTTTTTATGAGCATAAAAATTTTAAAGATAGGCAATCTATTAAAAGAGATATTAAAAAGACTCTTCCAGGTAAGTATCCAATTGAGTTTGTTGAGCACCATGATTCACATGCCATGAGTGCTATTTTAACTACCGATTGGGAAGAATGTGCTGTTATGGTAGTTGATTCCGTGGGCGGAAAGTATGCTACTAGCTTAGGGATATATAACAATAGACAAATTACATGGCTTAAACGTTTCGAATATCCAAACAGTTTAGGTTTATTTTATTCTACGATTACAAGATTTTTAGGTTTTACTCCTCTTATGGATGAGGAGAAAATTATGTCAGCAGCTGCCTATGGAGACTCTAAATGGGTTCCTTATGCAAAAGAAAAGTTAATTAGAACAGAGTTTGGAAACTATGAAATTTTAGAGGATTTAAGAAGAGGAATAGGTGTAGGACCTCTTGATTGGGATATTGCTGCTAGTGCTCAAAGTATATTACAAGAATGTCTAGTTAATCTAGCTGGATGGTTACAAAAAGAAACAGGTCTATATAAACTTGCATATGCAGGTGGTGTAGCTTTAAATTGTGTTGCAAATACCCATCTTTGTCAATTTACTAACTTTAATGATATTGCTATTCAACCCGCTGCAGGTGATGCGGGTTGTGCATTAGGGGCAGCAGCATTAATAGAAAGACCTCTTTGGGAAGGTCCATTTTTAGGTTTTGAGGATTCTCTATATCAGAATCCTGAAGATATAGCTTTTAAGATTTTACAGAATGAAATTGTGCCTGTAATTAATGGTAGGGCAGAGTTTGGTCCAAGAGCTTTAGGTAATAGAAGTTTATTATGTTTACCAACTGAGGTAAATATTTCAAAATTAAATAATATAAAGAAAAGAGTTAATGATAATTGGCGTCCTTATGCTCCTATTTGTTTAGATTCTATAGCGGAAGATTTATTTAATATATATCAACCTTCTTATGATATGTTATTTATAGCTTATAGTGAAACTGATAAATTTAAAACGCATGATGGTACAGCTAGATTACAGTTAGTAAATAACAAAAGTAATTCTTTTTTAACTAATATACTACAACACACTACGTCAAAAGGAGAGCCTATACTTATTAACACTAGTTTAAATGCAAAAGGAAAACCTATTGTTAATAGTGTTGAAGATTTTAAAAATGAAGTTAAATTATTCTAAGAAATATAGTAGAAGAGTATGGTCTGTAAAAAATGCACGATTTTTACATGAATTTTATAAATGTTTTATTAGTTTATTACGATATATAAAACCTATATTACCCTATCTTCCTGTGACCTCAGTTGAAAAAACTGTAAAAGGCGTATTATTTGATTGTCAAATGTGTGGTAATTGTATACTATCCTCTACAGGCATGTCTTGTCCTATGAATTGTCCTAAAGGTATACGTAATGGACCTTGTGGGGGTGTAAGAGAGGATGGTGGTTGTGAGGTAATACATGATATGCCTTGCGTGTGGGTTCTTGCATTTGATGGTAATAAAAAAATAAATGCAGATATGAAGGAATACCAGCCTACACTAGATCATGCAAAAGTTGGTTCTAGTTCTTGGTTAAAGGATATTTAAATGATAAACATTATACCTCATAATAAAAAATATAAATATACATATGATATGAAGGTTGATACGCTTTCTACAGGTAGGACATACTTTACTCCTGATGGTGATTATCCATCTATTACAACAGTGCTTGGTAAAACTGCTAATAATATTTGGCTACAGAAATGGAAAGATAAAGTAGGAGAAGAAGAAGCAGCTAGAATATCTAAAGAAGCAACTGATCGCGGAACTTTAGTTCATGAATATGCAGAAAGATATTTTAATGGAGAAGATATACATCGAGATTTAGTACAACAAAATTATGATGTAGTTCAAATGTCTAAGGATTTAATTAAAATTACGGAGACAGGTGTTGAAGAAATTTGGGGACAAGAACAAATTTTATGGAGTAATAAATACAAATATGCTGGTAGATGCGATATGGTGGGTATTTGGAAAGGAAAACCTGCTATAATTGATTTTAAAACATCTAAAAAAACAAAATATATTAAACAAATAAGAGATTACTTTATTCAGTGTTGTGCTTATGCCGTTGCTCATAATGAAATGTTTGGTACAGGAATTAAAGATATTGTTATATTAATTACAGTTGATGGAAAAGATCCTCAGTGTTTTGAGACTAGTGCTGTTCCTTTTTTATCTGATTTAAAGTTAAGAAGAAATCAATATGAAAAATGTTAAACAACTTCCATTACCAGTACTTAACGCTGATATTGAAAGACTAAAATTTATTTATATGAATGGTCATGATTCTTTATTTCAACAAAGATATGGTAATAGTCCTGATTGGAAAAGTTTTGATTTAATATTCAATTATAATGTATCTCCTATTTTAAAAAAATTACCATCTATTTCTGAATGGTTTAAAATATTAAAAGAACATACAGGAATAAAAACAATTAAAACATCTTATATTTCTGCATTAGATGTAAAAAGTTCCATTGATTGGCATACCGATTCTACTAACAATGATTTTAATAATGCTATTATTACTGCAATCAGCACTAAAAATAGTTTTATAGAGTTTGAAGATAAAAAATATTATTATAAGGATGGTTTAAGTTATATTATTCGTTCGGGTAATAAACATCGTGTTTTAAATTTAAATGACGATATAAGAATAACCTTATGTACTACAACAGGAGAAGATAGTAATGATTACATGGTGGCATGAGCTAGTGTTTCAAGTTAAATTTTGGTATAAAAAAAGAAAATTAAAAAAACTTGATCCTTATATTTATAGGTTAAGTGATGACGAAAAGAATTAATAAGACATTAAGACAGTTTTTTGAGGAAAAACCATTGACGGATTGGGAAAAAGATTTTATTATAGGTTGTATAAAATTTCAAAATAATTCTAATTATTCTCAAGTTACTTCTAAACAATGGAATAAGATCATGGAATTAAAAAAGAAGTATGGAGAATTAAATGCCGGCACGTAAACACACTCAATGGCTTAAAAAACCCACAGTTGATTATGTAGATTCTAGAATATATAGTGACTGGGATATTTACCATGAAGAAATAGAAAAAATTTTTAAAAAGGTTTATATACCAATTTGTCATGAATCAGAAATACCAGAAATAAATGATTATCGAACTGCTTCAATTGCAGGACAAAATATTGTGATGGTTAATTTAAAAGAAGGTGTTCGTGCATATGAAAATCCCTATAATTTATCGGTATCTGGAAATCTAGATGATACTACTTGGTTAGCTGATTGTTCAGAATTACATTGTGAAGTTAAATATGGTGGTATGGTATGGGTAACTCTTGATCCAAATCCTACTATGGATGTAGAACAGTGGACAGCTGGTGCATTTGATTGTATTCAATCTGCACTTGATACTGAACCACTTGAAGTATTTCATTATCACAAAGGTATTATAGGAAGTAATTATAAACTGTGGCACGATACGAACAGTGAATTTTACCATGACTATATGCACTACTTTAATCGGGTTACAGGATTTAATGAAGAATATTTTGCTCGTAAAAATACAGGATTTCCTAATGGTCATGTAAATGTAGGAAGCTTTGAGGTACAGTATGACAAGTTTGATGGCGCGGACAGAGGTGCATTAAGTTTTCCTACACTACCACCTAATCAGTGGTATATGGTAGACTTATTTCCCGGCATGAATGTTAACTTGCGAGGAAGTGCATTACGTACCGATATTGTTACACCTCTTGCACCAGATAAGGTGATGATTGAGTTTAGAGGATTTGGTCTAAAGAAAGATACACCAGAAGAACGCAAAGAACGGATAAAACATCATAATACAATTTGGGGACCGTTTGGGCGTAATCTTCATGAAGATTTAATAGGTATTCAAGGTCAGGGAGTTTCAATGGCACCAGGTACAGAACATCGTCATGTACTGCATGGGAGAAAAGAAAACGATACTATTCATGATGAAGTGGGTATGCGTCATTATTATGAAGAGTGGGGTGCATGGATGGGTCGTGATCCTACTAATCCTATGAGAGAAAATGCAGTATGGGAGAATAACTAGTATGGCATACAGTGATAAATTAGTAGATCACTATGAAAATCCTAGAAATGTTGGGGCTATGAATAAAGACTCAGAAAAAGTTGGTACTGGATTAGTCGGTGCTCCTGCTTGTGGTGATGTTATGAAACTTCAAATAAAAGTTGAAGATGGTATTATTGAAGATGCTAAATTTAAAACTTTTGGATGCGGATCTGCTATAGCGTCAAGTTCATTAGTTACAGAATGGGTTAAAGGTAAAACCATTGATGAAGCATCATCAATTAAAAATACACATATTGCAAAAGAATTAGCACTACCTCCTGTTAAGATTCATTGTTCTATTCTTGCAGAAGATGCTATTAAAGCTGCTATAAAAGACTATGAAACAAAATGCGGATGTAAAAATGTATGAATATAATAGTAGAATTATTAAAGTGGTTGATGGTGATACCGTTGATGTTGATATTGATCTTGGTTTCGATATTGTTTTGTCTAATCAACGTATTAGACTGGCTGGGATTGATACACCCGAGTCCCGCACACGGGATTTGGAAGAGAAGAAGTTCGGACTGCTCGCAAAAGAAATGGTCGAAAGTCATTGTCCGGTTGGATCGACTGTCACCTTACGAACGAGCAAAGATGAACGAGGAAAATTCGGTCGCATATTAGGTGATTTTATTATTTATGATAGTGTTTCAGATTCTTGGGGTAGTCTATGTAAATATTTAGTGGATAAGCATTACGCAGTAGCATATGAAGGCCAATCTAAAGATGAAATTAAAGAGGCACATTTTTTTAATCGAGAGAAGCTGAGGGGTTTGCTCAGTGAATGATTGTTGTTAGACGAGAACTTATTACGGGTGATGACCATTTTCAAGAAATCAAACAAACTAATCGTGCATTAGTAAAAGGTAAAAAACAAGAAAGTTCTAAACCTATTATACTAATGACGGGAGACTCTTGGGCTGCAGGAGAGTGGAATAGATCACTAAGTTTTGATGATGAGTTTTTTCATAGACTTTATCACTCTATGGCTTTTTATTTAGAAAAGTTTTATGATTGTCACGTTATTTATTTTCCAAATCCAGGATGGCATGACTATGAAAGTATTTTAGCCTGTCAAACTTATGGTGATTTGTGTGACTATATTATATTTTTTAAAACCTGTTCTTTAAGATGTTTTAATATGACTGGTCCTTATGATTTTACTTTAGATAGTTGGCCCAAAGACTGTACAGACATTTATCAAATTGCATATGATATAAATATTGATATTTATAGACATTTAGAAACTTGGAAAGATAAGCTTGTGTTGTTTGGCGGATTAACTAAAATTATGGACAACATAGTTAAAGAAAATAAATTTTTTGATATGTATCCAAGTGTTATAGAATTGTTTGATGATAAGATAAATGATACTTGGATTATGGGTTTTGAAGAAATGTGGGAAGTATTTAAAGATAAAAAATATAGAAAAAGTTTGCTTGATGTAATGGATACATTTACTAATAAAAAAACCTACATGACAAAAAAACCTGCTATGTATTTTCCTGACAATTTACACCCTAATGATAGTTTACAACAAAAACTAGCTATTATGTTTGGTGATAAGTATTTGGAGAAACAGGCTTGAACGCAATAATTTTTGGTAGTGGCCCTTCACGAACGCTTATAGATAAAGTTCCTACTGATATATTTACGGTAAGTTGTAATTTATCTTATCCTAATGCTAATTTAATATTTGCTAGAGATGAACCTATCTTAGAAAAACTTTTAAAGGAAAAAACTTCAGGATTTGAAGATCAATTAGTTTTTACCACTTTTAGAGAATATGAAAAATATTCTGATACAGGTAGAGTTATTTTACTCGATGAGGATAAACTTTTTTCTTATAATCAAGGTTTATCAACAGGTACTTTAGCTATAGCAACAATGTTAAATTTTGGGTTTAAAAAAATATATTTATGTGGTTTCACATTTGAAAAATCAGGAGGTTCTCTCCAAAAAGTATCACAGGTAATTGGTAAAAGTTCTTTTTCTCAACTTTATAGTATAGTTGAGAAACCTCTTTTATTGGAACCACCAGTACCTAATTTTATTACAAAGGAAATATTTTATAATGGATACAGATAAACTACGAAAACAGTTAGAAATTGATGAAGGAGTTGTACATGAAATATATCTTGACCATCTTGGGTATCCTACTTTTGGTATCGGTCACTTGGTCAAAGAATCCGATCCCGAAGCCGGTTGGGACGTGGGAACAGCAGTTGCTGAATCTAGATGTATTAAAGCCTTCGAATCAGATATCGAAACAGTCTTGTCAGACTGCGACAGACTATACGAAAACTTTGACGATCTGCCAGAAGAAGCTCAACAAATAATTGCAAATATGATGTTTAATCTTGGTTATCCTAGACTCTCTAAGTTTAAGGGTATGAAAGCCGGTGTCGATTCTGAAGATTGGAATCGTGCTGCTGATGAGATGGTAGATTCTCGTTGGTATAGACAAGTTGGTGCACGTGCAGAACGTCTTGTAGCTCGTATGAGAGCAATATAAAAAGTTAAAATTGTCATAAAACTTTAACATAACTGTAGTATAGTAATTGTGACGAAAATCTCGTCATGAAAAGGATATTTTATGAATAATAAATTAATAAAAAAGGTATGTAAAATGGAATTAGGAAACCCTATAATCACCGCCTTAGTCGGGTTGGTGGTTTTTTATATTGGACTAAAAATGTTCTCTGGTGGAATGAAGGCTATGGGAAATATGGATCATCTATCTTTCTTCATTCACAATCCTTATTGGATGTTTCTTGGAGGTAT